TGTTGATGAAAGCCTATCTTGAAGGAGCATTCTTGCCTAAGTTTGACTTTAGAGCCATTCGTCAGAAGGGTGCAAAGTTGATTACAGCAGGTGGTAAAGCCCCCGGTCCTGAGCCTCTGAAGATATGCATTGCTCATGTACAAGCTATTCTTGACAGGAAGCAGGAGAGAGAAAAACTTAGTCCTTTGGAATGTCATGACATTCTCTGTCATATTGCTAACAGTGTTCTCAGTGGCGGCATTAGAAGGAGTGCCATGATTAGTTTGTTCAGCCATGATGATGAGGAAATGATCACCTGTAAGTATGGTAACTGGTGGGAACTGAATGAGCAAAGAGGTAGAGCTAACAATTCTGCTGTTCTCAAGAGAGGTGAAGTGGTTGCACAGGAATTCTTTGATCTGTGGAAGAGAATTGAACTTAGTGGAAGTGGAGAACCCGGAATCTATTGGACTAACAATCTTGAATGGGGAACCAATCCTTGTTGTGAAATTGCTCTCAGACCTTTCCAATTCTGTAACCTTTGTGAAGTGAATGTAAGCAATATTGTTAGTCAGGAAGATTTGAATGAGAGGGTGGCAAAGGCAGCCTTCTTTGGCACACTGCAAGCTAGCTTCACTGACTTCCATTATCTTCGTCCTGTATGGCAGAAGACTACACAGAAAGATGCTCTGTTGGGCATTGGAATGACAGGTATTGGTAGTGGTGAAATTCTCAAGTATGATCTCCAAGTGGCTGCACATCAAGCAAGGTTGATGAACACTATTGTTAGTGACATCATTGGTATTAATGAAGCTGCAAGGATTACATGCATTAAGCCTTCAGGTACAACGAGTTTAGTGTTAGGTACTGCCAGTGGCATCCATGCATGGCATAATGACTACTATCTCCGTACTATGAGGTTTAATAAGAATGAAGATCTTGCAGCCTATCTGATGGTAAACCATCCTGAGCTTTGTGAAGATGACCAACTGAGACCACATGACACTGTATGTGTAAGGATTCCTGTTAAGGCCCCTGAAGGTTCTATAATGAGAACAGAGACAGCTGTTGATACATTAGAGCGTGTTAAGAAGTTCTCTGTAGAATGGATTAAGGCAGGACATGTCAATGGAGACAATACGCACAACGTAAGTGCTACAATTTCTATTGATAAGAGTAGAACATATCCTATAAATCCTGAAGATGAGCTTTTTACACAAGATGAATGGGACGTAGTAGGAGAATGGATGTGGAACAATAGAGAGTTCTATAATGGTCTGTCTGTACTCCCCTACTTTGGAGGCTCATTTGTACAAGCTCCTTTTGAAGACATCACTAAAGAGGAATACGAAAAGAGGATTGAGAGTGTTAAAGAGATAGATCTCACTAAAGTGATTGAACTTGATGACACTGTAGACTTTGGTGCTATTGCTGCCTGTGCAGGAGGGGCATGTGAAGTTAATATATGAAAAAGGAATTCATAGAAGGCGTACATTACTATTTGGAAAACGGTAAGGTGATTATGACAGCAAAATATCTTCTTGAAAGAGGAGCATGTTGTGGAAATAATTGTGTAAATTGCCCTTATGAACCAAAAGCTATCAAAGGAAATAAAGTGCACAAAGTAGCGAAAAACGATACTTTTAGCAAATAATTTGTCTTTTGCATTTTACCCCCGGTTGTGTCTACATCTGGGGGTTTTTATTTGTAGCCTTCTTGATAATTTTGTAAATTTGATAAAACGCAAACGCTTATGGCAAAGACAAAAGAAGCTGTGTCTTCTAACAAACTGCAAGAGACATTAGACAAGCTTAACAAGACTTATGGACAGGGAAGCATCATCACCCTTGACAGCAAGACAGGAGGTGATTACAAGTTGATTTCATCAGGAAGTATTGGATTTGATTGGGTGACATTGGGTGTTGGTGGTTTTGTAAAGGGAAGGCTCTATGAACTTATGGGATGGGAAGGCAGTGGTAAATCTACCATCTGTGGACATGCAGCTGCTAATTGTCAGGCTAGTGGAGGGAAGGTGTTGTACATTGACGGAGAGCATGCATTGGATAAAAACTATTTCCAAGCTCTTGGTGTAAATACATCAGAGATGTTGATTGCTCAACCAAGTTGCGGTGAAGAGGGCTTTAACATTGCTCTTGATATGATTAACACAGGAGAACTGGATTTGGTAATCATTGACAGCGACAGCTCATTGATTCCAAAGAAAGTGTTGGATGGTGAAGTGGGAGACAGTTCTATTGGCTATAAGGCAAGGCTGAATAGCAATGCCTATCCCAAACTTAAAACTGCTCTCAGCAATCATGGAACATGTGTCATAGTGGTAAGTCAATATCGTGAGAAGATTGGTGTGATGTTTGGCAATCCTACAACAACACAAGGTGGACATGCTCTGAAGTTCTATTCTGATGTAAGAATAGAGGTGAGTAAGAGTTTGTCAAAAGATGGTGATGTAGTGGTGGGCAATACCACAAAAGTGAGAGCTGTCAAGAACAAAATGGGCAATCCTTACAGACAGTCTCAGTTTGAGATTGTATATGGTGAAGGTATTGACAAGATGGCTGAGATTATGGAGTTTGGTAATGAGTTTGAACTGTTTAAGAAATGGGGCAAGACCATTACATACAATGAGCAGAAGTTTGATATTGAAGAATTTAAGCTCATGGTGCTTGACAATGAAGAGTTTTATAACACACTTGTTGAACAAATAAAAACCAAAATCAATGGAACCGTTGAAAGTAAAGTTGAGGAAGTTGAACAATAGTGCAAGAGTGCCTACAAAGGGCACTCCCTATGCAGCTTGTTATGATGCTTATGTAAATAGCATCACATTTGACAAGAAGGGAAATGCTGTAATTGGTCTGGGCTTCTGTACAGAAATTCCTGTTGGTTACAAAGGAGTGATTGTTCCTAGAAGTGGATTCACCAATTACAAATGGGTGATGAACAATAATGTAGGACAAATAGACAGTAAATAAATTTGGTTATCTTAATTTTTTTATAATAACTTTACAAAAAATTAAGATATGAAAACTGTAGTTAAAATAGATGTTGTTTGTAAAATTTGTGGTAAGGAAGAAAAGATTAATCCAAACAGAGTTAAAGTTTATAAATATTGTTCTATAAATTGTAGATCTATTGGAATGAAAAAAGAGGATAATGCAACTTGTTCTGAATGTGGTAAAACATTTAGACAAAGGCCTAATAGAATGAAAAGAAATAGAGTGTTTGGATTTTTTTGTAGTCGCGAATGTGATGCTAATTTTAAAAGGAAGGTGTATAAAGGAGAAGGTAATCCTAATTTTAAAGGAGTTTTTAGAGATTATGATGGTTATCCTTTACAATATCTTCCTCAAATTGGAAGAATTAAAGAGCATTTATATGTAACCTTAAAAACTTTAGGAATAAACAAAATTCCAAAAGGTTATCATATACATCATAAAGATTGTAATGTGTTTAATAATTCCCCTGAAAATTTAGCATTACTTTCAATTAGCGATCATAAATTTATACACAAAAATTTTGGAAATGCTAGTTTATGGGCTTTAGAAAACCAAAAAGTTAGTTTAGAGGAACTATGTTCTTGGTCTAAAGAACCAGAAAAATCCAAAAAGATTTTGCAAACAAATCTACTTAATCAAATTGCTGTCTTTAAATCGGATGAATTCAGAGAAAGCCTAGAAGTAGGTAACCCTGAGCCAAGTCAAGTTTAGGATAAAGGAACTTGAAAGGTGCAACGCATAGAAGAGTGAGCCTAACAATAATCTCTTCCACGAGCGTCCGACAACAGAAATGTTGAAGATGTATGCTGAGCTACACATATAACAACTGAAAGTGTAGAATCATAAGATAAAAAACTTATGAGATAACAAACTGGATTACAGAGGAGAATGGATGATGAAGGTGAAACCTATTGAAGGTGATTTGTCAAGCAATCCTCTTCCTTTTGCTGTTGGAGACAGGTGTTGTCAAATCTATTTTGAGAAAGTGCTTGATGTAGAGTTTGATGAAGTGGAGACACTTGAAGAAACACAAAGAGGACAAGGAGGATTTGGTAGCACAGGACTATGAAGATAATAAGACAAAGAACCAAAACCCTTAAAACCAGAGACAATGGGAGAAGTGCTGATTGCATTTCTCCCAATTTTGTCTATGGGTGTTTAGGAGGATGTATGTCTTCTTATTGTTATGTAGGAAGATATAATAATGACAAGGTGTACATTAATGAGAACATAGATGAAGTGTTACACTCTGTATATGAATGGGTGCAGGATAAACCTTGGCCCAAGGTTCCTAATCAAACTGATCCTAAGTATTACACTGTAGACATAGGGTGTAGTACAGATGTTCCATTGATGACTAAGCATTATGATTGGGCTAGAGTGTTTAGGTTTTTCCAACAGGACAATCTGCTTAAAAGCACATTTGCTACAAAATACCCTACATTATTCATACCTGAACACTATCACCTTACACCTGAAAGGAATAGAATAAGGGTGAGTTTAATGCCTCAAGTTTACAGCAATGTTTTAGAACCAAACACAGACAGCATTATTGAACGCATAGAATGTATTCCATATTTACAGGAACACTTAGAAGTGCACATAAACTTTAGTCCTATTGTATATACAGAAGGATGGCTGGAGGAATATAGAAAGTTATTTAACGAATTGAAAATCAGAAAATTAGATTTGAAATGTGAATGTATTTTCTTAACTTACAACAATATTCAACATGCTAGGAACAGTGAGAATGTAAATAAGCTTTTGTACACTCCTGATATACAAGAGAGTAAAGATTCTCAATATGCTCCTGACAATATTAGGTATAAGTGGGAATTGAAAAAGACAATGGTGGAGGATTTCAAAAAACTCTATCAGGAGTATTTTAACATTTCAAACATCAGGTATATATTCTAATTATGAAATGTAAAGTTTGTGGAAAGAACGCAGATAGTGAATATTGCTTCTCTCATAAACCAAGAAAACGTTTCAGTAAAAGTGAAATAAAGCCGAAAGTTTCACAAAAGGTGAAACAGACAGAGGACATGTTTCATTTCTTTGAAGACGTTTGGAAGGAAAGAAAACATGAATGTTACAATTGTGGAAAGTGGCTTGGAAAAGAGCCACTTTCCTATATGTTTGATCATGTATTAGAGAAAAGCAAATATCCTGAGCTTAGGCTAGAAAGAGAGAACATTGTTTTAATGTGCTTACAATGTCATGACAATAAGACCAGAGGCATTCTAACTGAGAAGGTTATATCAAAAATACAAGCTGTCAAAGAAAAGTTTTATATTTGAGCATGAAAGAGCCTAAGCGAGAATATAAGAACGACATCAAGTATAAGGTTACACTGAACGAAGAACAAAAGGAAGCCAAAAGACTCATCATTGATAACCAGATAGTTGTTATTACAGGAAGGGCAGGAAGTGGTAAGTCATTAATTGGTGCTCAGTGTGCTCTTGATTTTCTGTTTAAGAAGCAATGTGAGAAGATATTTGTAACTAGAGCCACTATTGAGGTGGGTGCTAGTATGGGATTTCTTCCCGGAGCCCTTGAGGATAAGTTCAATCCTTATATGGAAGCATTTCAAGAGAACCTTTTTAAGTGCTATGACGAAGTGAAGGTTACAGAAATGATAAACAATAAGAAGATAATGGCCTATCCTGTACAGTTTATTAGAGGAAAAACCATTGATGACTTATTGATTGTTGAGGAAGCGCAAAATATGAGCAAGGCACAAATGCTTGCTATTCTTACAAGGCTTGGTAAAACTGGGAAGATAGTTATCAATGGTGATAACGAACAGACAGACATTAAAGATGCGTATAACGGACTTAGTTATGTAATTGAGCTGTCCAAGAGGATTGAAGAAATCAAATGGATTAAGCTCAAAGAAAATCACAGAAGTGATTTAGTTGCTAAGATATTGGAGTTTGAATACGGCAAATAAAACCATATATATGAATCAATTCTTTTACAAGAGGACAGAAGGAGAAAGCGTGTTTACGGACAGCTTTAATGTTAACAAGGTGATTAGAACCCTTGGTAATGCTGATGGTACACTTTTGGTACTGTTGGATGATTTGCATGAGCGTTCTCACGATATTCCTGATGTAGATCTTAAGACAAACAAAGTGAAAGGTGTAAAGCGTCAGAGGGATACCTATCAAAGTGAAATCACTCTGAGTAAGGAAGATGCTGAAAGGTTTCAATCTGTAACACAATTTAAATAATATGGAATTCAAAAGACTAAAAGGTAATCGCATCTATCTTAGCATTCCTGAATTTAAGGAAAGTCCCATTTATTTGACAGAAGAACTCAAGGAAGCATTTATTCTTGAGGAGAAGAAGAAGTACACAAAGCTTGAAGTGTATGCTGTAGGAGATATTGTACATGATGTAGAGAGGGGTGATGTAGTTCTTGTAGATCCTGCTGCTCTTCAGAATGCTCCTGTTATTTCTTTGAGCGACACTAAGAAGGTGATTCTTATTTCACCATTTGACATCATTCATATTTGGTAATATGTTATCAGCAAAATGCATTACATATGGAAGAGTGGAGTTTCTGGAAGAGTCACTCCACTCTTTCCTTACACAAGAATATGACGGAGAGCGAGAACTTGTCATTGTAAATGACTATCCTCTTCAGAAGCTCATCTTTGACCATCCTAATGTACGCATATTTAATCTTGACTACACTTTTGATAACTTAGGAAAGAAGGAAAACTTTGCTACAGAACAGTGTAGGGGAGATGTGATTATCCAATGGGATGATGATGATGTGGCTATGCCTTGGCATCTTAAAAATGTAGAGAAGTATTTTACAGATGATGTAAATATTTTACATTGGGCTGTAGGTGTGTATTACAATGAGCCTAATATTACAGATGTAGGATGGATAGGTAATTCAGGTGTAGTATTCAGAAAGTCTGCATGGAAAGCTATTGGAGGCCATCCCATTGAAAATGCTGGATATGATATGACATTTGTAAATAAAATTGCAGACTATGGAGGAAGACTGTTTGCCTACCCTCCTAAAGAGGAAGCTAGTTGGTTCTACATGTGGGGTGGTAGAGGCTATCATTGTAGTGGAGCTGGCACTGACACTCCTGATAGAATGAATGTGATACAAAGACACAGTGAATATATTGAGAGCTTGAGAGAGCGAAATCTTATTCCTACAGGAGATGTCTATCTACAGCCTCATTGGAAGCACGACTATAATGTAAAACTAAAAGAGTTTCTCAATGCTCGTTGAATTTATCATTCCCACTTATTATAGACCTGCTCCTCTTAAATCAATGTTAGCAAGTTTAATTGCTCAAACAAATGGAGATTGGGGAGCTATTGTTATGATTGATAATGACAAGAATGAGGAGATAGAAACTATTATCAATAATTTCAACGATGGGAGAATTAGATATTATTATATGGACAAGAGATATAATGATTGGGGACATACGCCTAGACAGCAGGGGAAACAAATGAGCAACGCTGACTACATCATTATGACTGGCGATGACAATTATTACACTCCTAATTTTGTAGAGGAATTAAGAAACGCTGTATTACAATATAATAATCCGGGAGTAGTTTATTGGGACATGGTGCATTCTCATTATAGATATGAGTATTTTGAATGTAGGCTTGGAGGAGGACAAATAGACATGGGAGCTTTTGCTACAAGAAAAAATATTGCTCATGACTTAGTGCTGAATACAGAATATGCAGCTGATGGTTTTTTCATAGAAGAATACAAAAAGAAATACTTCATGGAAAGATCTATCAAAATAAACAAGGTGTTATTTGTACATAATTAATTATGAAAAGACTAACAGAAATAGCTAACAAGTATAATTGTGATAAAGGATCTGTAGCTTTTGAAGCACATGGTTATACAGAGATGTATGAAGAGTATATTCCTTCAGAAGGACAATTTACACTTCTTGAGATAGGTGTTTGGAAAGGAGACAGTTTAAAGATGTGGAGAGAGTACAATCCTCAGCTTATTATTCATGGAGTGGATATCAATCCTCTGATAAAACATGTAGAAAACACTCAAATACATATAGGGAGTCAAACTGATTATAAATTTATTACAGAATTAGTAACAGAAATATCTCCAGACTTTGTAATAGATGATGGTAGTCATAGATATTCAGATATTATGTCTACATTTATATTTTTGTATCCTCTGTTAAAGAAAGGAGCATATTATTTTATTGAGGATTTACATGCTTCTTATGCTCATAGAGAGAAGGTGATGAATGATATTGGTGAAATGACAGAATTTATTATGGAATGTAATGACAAGCTTCTTATTATAAAAAAATGAAAATCCCTGTCATTATAAATAACAGAGATTTATATACATGGCCCGTGGCTATGTTACATAGAATCATGAAATATGATAGTGTTGGAGACATTATTATTGTAGACAACGGTTCTACATATCCTCCTTTAATACATTGGTACGATAGACAAACTCTTGTTCATGTAAAAAGGTGTGATAACTTAGGACATGGAGGAGCATGGGTGAGCGGAGCTGTCAGTGAATTGGGAAGTGATTATTATGTAGTGACAGATAGTGATATGGGACTTGAAGACACTCCTGACAATACACTGATGGTATTGTTAGAAAAACTTCAAAATCATACAGAGCTTGGAAAAGTGGGACTTGGACTCAATTGGAAAATAGTTCCTCCTGAAAGTCCATATTTCCATAGACTTAATTTATACGAAAAAGACAGATGGGAGAAATCAAATGTACTTAATGATGTATATGTAGATGTACAAATAGACACTACGTTTGCTTTGTATAATAAGTCTCATTATTTTATTGGAGGAGGAAGTATGTCATCTCCTTATGTGGCTAGACATTATCCTTGGGAGATTGTCAATTATTCTGATGACGAAGAGTTTAAATACTATATTGATAATGCTTCTAGTTCTAGCTCTTACAAAACATTACTAAAACTATAAAGCCCTAGATGTTCTCTAGGGCTTTATTCATTTAGAAAGACGCTTCTGTTTCATGGGCCATTGAGGACTTTTAAGCCTAAGTTTAGAGTCACTCTCACGCATGTAATTATCCTTTGGTCTAGGATTCTTTACCTTGGGAGCTTTCTTTGGCTTTCCACTTTTCATTAGATTCCTTTTTTGCTCTTAGAAGCTTTCACAAGACCTACAGGCTTGGTAGCTTTACCACTATGGTTCTTACCAATTGTCCTCTTAGTTTGATTGTAAGAAGCCAATTTGGTAGATGTGCTGCTCTTAGAAGGAGCCAACGTTCCCGCTTTCTTTGCCATTGTATTTGTTTTTAATTATTTACAACCGTATTTACACTTCTTCATTTTACCGCCAGACTTCATTTTCCCTGCCTTCATCTTTGCTCCTGCAATCCTATCAGCAGCTGTAGGTTTGGGGTTTTTGTCTACGCCAGCTTTAACACTGAGCATACCAAATGATCCACCACTCTTCATCTTCTTTTTAGGAACAGACTTCTTGGCAGGTGTAGTAGCTTTCTTAGCAGGTTTGTCATACATTCCTGTGGCAATGTTAAATCCACTCTCATACGTTGATTGAGATTTAGGAATCATCTTGCCGGGAAACATTTCACTAGGAACAGAATCTACAGCAGCTCTCTTCTTTGCTGTTACAGATTTTCCCATCTGCGCTTTCTTAACTTTTTTAACAGTTGCCATTATTATATGTTTTTGATTGTTAACAGTTCCATTTACGGAGAGACTTATTAATCCTGCTGTTAGGATCGTTGGCAGTTTTGGCAGAGGTGAGTTTCTTCTTCATACCTGACATTCTACTACAGAATGATTTACGTCTCTTTGCAGCTTTACTTCCTTTCTTTAGTTTGGAAGGTTTGGTGGTAACAGCAGTTTTAAGTTTGCTTCCGGGATTAGCAGCTCTATAAGATGCTACACCTTTAGCATTCAATCCACCTTCAGGATTCTTACCTTCTTTACGTTGCCATGCAGGAGACTTGGCAGATTTCTTTACGCTAGCCATGA